TTAGATCTACTTCTCTAATTTGTACACCAGGAGATTGTATAGTACGTAAAGTTGCCATAGTAGTGATATACTATTATTTAGGCTATTTCGAAACGAAACTCTGTAAGTTTAAAGTAATTCTGCATTTAACTGACTAAATGAGAACGTAAACGAGGACTCAAGTTGTTCAGCATCTCTATAACTATAAGTTATTCCAGTTAAATTGGTAATAAATGCTTTTGAATACGTCCAACGGATTTTCTTATTGTTGTATTCATCCAAACCAAACACATTAATGGTGGTTTGGTAAGGTTGTAAATTACCGGTACTTGCATAAAATGGCCTGCCTTGAAAATCAGTAGCTGCCGGGTTTAAGTTATCAGAATCCTGTATACTGGTTTGCGCTCCGTTTATATAATCCAGCCACTTCCACAATACCCACCAGTTATTGAATCCATTGTCAACTGTAAAGTTAACTGTTATATCTGCATATTTTTCTCTCTTACCTGTAGATAGACTTAAAGTTTGGCCTGCATATGATAGAGCTGCAGCGTTAATATTAGTTGGAGGCACTACAGTACCGTAAACTGAATATTGTAAAGAATCTAGAAACACACTCTTACTTTCTCTACCTTCCTGGCTTACTGCGTTAATTTTTTTAAGAACATCAGGCAAATCCAACACTAATAGAAATTTATCTTTTCTACTTTTATTGAGTATAGCTTGTTGGTAATTTGGAGTTTCGCTCATTATTTTTTATTTTTAATTAAATAGTATTTTTTTACAACAGGATCGTAACCGATCTTGATACCACTAGTGCTTAAACCGCGTGGTTCTCCGTTACTGACCTTATCTATATTCATATTGTAATGACCGGTAATAGTATGAGCTAGTTGAGGTGTAATATAAGTTTTACCTTGAGGTTTCTTTTTTAGATTCTCAATTTCGTGAAAAGGCGTCTCCATTCCGCTATGTACTTTAGCGACTACATTGACTGATTTTGTATTAGCTTTTGCAAGCTTACTTAAACCAGCCGTCACCCCTTGGTGTCTAGGACCGCGACTACCCTTACCGCTTTTTTGTATACCAGGCATACTAAAATAGTTTTTAAATGTACTCTCCTGGTTTAAGGACAGTTCTTTATCTTTTTTAGCAATTACACCTAATATTAATCTTTCTAAATCTTTAGATCTTCTTAGCTCTTTAAAAGCTAAGTTTTCCGCAGAGAACTCTCCGTCTTTTTCTAGTCCGGCCTGTCTCATTTTTAATAACTTCGATTTCACCATTTCTGCACACTCTAAGTCACAATCATCGCTTAATGCGTGATCGATCATTTGTTTCATAGCTTCTACTTTTTTAAGTATAGCTTTTTTATCAACGTGTTCAGCTTTAACCGGTTTAACTAGCCATTCATTGTTTTTAATAGAATATACACCTGAAGAATGATGAGGCTCTAAAATGTCTTGTATGTAGACCTCAACATCGTAGCCTTTGATTTTTATTTCGTGAGAGCTGTTCCAGACTGTTTTTTTAGCTTTAAAATAATCTTTGAGTATATCTTTATTAATATTGTACTCTCTACAATCTGTTATAATATGTAAGTCAAAATCGCTGTAATTAGTGTAATTGTAATTAGCCAAAGAACCAGTCAAGGTTATATCTTCTACGTCAACTGGTATTTCTACAGTTTCGAGAAATGCTTCTGCAGTTTGTAGCAGCTTTTCTTTTATTTCAGGTTTAAGTACACCCTGTTCCCATATCAACGGATTGAGTTCGTCGTGATACTGAAATGTGAGACTGCTATCGGTTTGTAACATACTATGTAGATATTTACATAATAATCAACTTAAACTGCCCAGGATATCATTTTCTGACTGTCTGTTTTTATGCCTAAATACGCACACTTCCAGTCACCTTGTGCAAATAAATCTAGATTTATCCATTCGTCTTTTCGTTTTAAGATTTCAATAGCAAAATCATTCCAATCCGTGTTTAAAAACTTACCTTCTACTTCATTTCTACGTTCTTCTATAGCATCAAGGCTAAACTCATCGTGCTCGTAATGTATTACTTCAATAGCGTTACCTTCTTTATCAGTGTAGTCTATTGAAAAGTCTATACCCCATTTTGGTTTTAAATTAATAAGCTTATACATTTGAGTGTTCCATACAGCCCACTCTTTAAGTTGTTCTAAAGCTTTATCAGCAAAGCCTCTACGTTCAAGAAATAGACTATGGTTAAGACAAGCCCCGGTAAATACGCCTTCTTTTTTAATATACGCTTCATCCTGTACCATCCATTTTCTCTTTATACAATGCTGATCTTTATAATGTAAGTCTAGCTGGGTACCATTAACTTCCGCATAGTTTTGCTCTAGTCTCGTTATTACGTACCCTTCTTGATCAAATAATTCTAAGAACTCTGGCCCAGGATAAACTGGATTAGGGCCGTGTGTAAACCTAATATCAATATAATTTAATAAAGGCGTACGCCAATAACCTTCAGTGTTAAACTTGTTTCCGGTAAGTGATAAGCCATTCATCACTGTGATTTATATTGGATTTATAAAATATCCATATAAGTATTAGTATGCCACGGGCAAAAAAAGATCAGACAACGTTCTACTTAGGTAATAAGAACTTACCTGTTCCAGAAACACAATTTAACTGGACACCAGAAATGGTGGAAGATCTAGAAAGAGCTCGCAAATCTATATTACACTTCTCTCGTTTCTTTTATATTGTTAATCTAGACGAAGGCAAACAACCAATTAAACTTTACCCTTACCAAAAACGTATATTAAAAGCCCTAGTAGAAAATAGATTTAACGTTGTGTTAGCAAGCCGTCAAATTGGTAAAACTACCATTTTAACTATATTTGCTTTGTGGATGGTTTGCTTCCAAGACGATTTTCGAGTACTATTAATTGCTAATAAAGAAGGCACTGCTATTAATATATTTAAACGTATTCGTTTAGCATATGAAATGTTACCCAATTATATGAAGCCTGGTGTAATAGAATATGCTAAAACAGGCTTAGTACTAGCTAATGGTAGTTCAATTGGTATTAGTACTACGACATCTGATGCTGCCAGAGGTGAGTCTATTAATTGTCTACTCATAGACGAAGCCGCCTTTATTCCACCAGAGTTTATGGACGACTTTTGGGAATCGGTATTTCCTGTTATTTCGTCTTCTAAAAAATCAAAAATTTTTATGCTATCTACCCCTAACGGTGTAGGCAATTTATTTTTTAACACATACACAGATGCAGTTGCAAATAAAAACGGCTGGCATAGTGAAAGAGTAGACTGGTGGGAGGTACCTGGTAGAGATGAACAATGGAAAGAAATGACTGCAAGAGCGCTAGGTTCTGTGGAAGCTTTTAATCAAGAATATGGTAATGAGTTTAGAGCGGCTGGTGAAAACATATTCGATAAAGACCAGTTAGATGAACTCGCTGCTAATGCACCGGAACCTGTGTTTGTAGATGATGAAAATACATTTAAAATATACAAAGATCATATCGACGGACACTTCTATAGTATAGGTGTTGACGTTGGAGAAGGTATTGGTAGAGCTAACTCTGTTATACAGGTAGTAGATGTAACAGATTTAACTAACATAGAACAGGTCGCTACATATGCTAATAATAAACTAGACCCGTTTAATTTTGCTGGGAAATTATTAGAAATAGCCGGTCAATGGGGTAACCCACCGTTGCTAATTGAACGCAATAATTGCGGTGCATCTGTTATAGATGCTTTAGTTAATACTCATCAATATCCTAATATAGTAAAGTATACTCCAAGTATGGGTTCGTTCACTGAAAAAGCTGAAAAGGATAATCGCTTAGGTGTTTACGCTCATACTAATAGTAAGTTTAATTCAATGTCCAATTTTCGTTATTGGATGAACGTATTGCGCTGCGTTAAACTATACGATAAGGAAACTATAAACGAATTTAAAACATACATACGTCAAGATAACGGGGTGTGGAAGAAACAATCAGATAAGTATTTGGACGATAGAGTAGAAGCTCTTATATGGGCAATGTTTATATTAGAACCTAAAGTAGTAGAACAATTCTATGAAGTAACTCAGCAAGATGCTAATGGTAGACCGTTAAAAATGTTACCTAACAACTGGGACCCTTTTGTAGTGAGTTTTCCAAAGCCATCTGAAATGTATAGAAAGTTTGGTACAGAAAAAGAAGAAAACATAGTACCGTACAATCCTGTCTTTATTGGTAATAAACCAAATGATCAGGTTAACTCTGACCTAGATGAATTACACGAACAGGGATGGCGTTATCCTGGTACAACCGTACCAAGTATCTTAGGTAACAGGTTTCTAAGATAAAAAAACCCGCTTTGCAGCGGGTTTTAGGAGAATTTAACTCCGAATTAAGTTATGCCTAAAAACTTATTGTGTGAACATATTTTCTTCACCCTTAGTTGGCTTTAAGCTACCGACTGTGTGAAGTTTATGTCCGTCTTTAAGATGAGCTGATTCTTTTTCTTTCTTAGGAGCTGGCTCGTTCTTAAAGTTAGCGCCCTGCTCTGAAGCAGCGCCTTTAACTTTAGTTACACCTGAACCACCGACTTTATGAATCTTGTGACCATCTTTGAGCTCTTCTGATTTAGCACCTTCAAGTGGGTGACCTAGATCTTCAGCATCAACAGCTTCTTCCATTGCTGATTCTTCTTCTTCCTCTTCTTCTTCGGAAGAGTCTTCCATATGAGCTGTTTCTTCTTCTCCACCAGCGCTGATGTCTTTACCACCGTGGGTATCTTCATAACCAGCGTGCTTCTTAAGAGCTTCTAGTGCTTTTTCAAGCATTTCGATAATCTCTTCGTGGGTCAAAGGCTTCTCTTCTGTACCAGTTGGTTCAGCATCGATCTCTGCACTAGTATCATCTGCTGCAGGGGCGATAGGAGCCATTTCTTCTTCTTCTTTAACGAAAGGACCTTTTTGCATTGCGTCCTCATACAATTGTTGGAATTTTGATTTAGGCATAATAAATTGTTGTTTCTTATATTTAGGAGTTTTCGAAGCAGAATCTACAGTCTCTTCTACTTTTTCTTCTTTATCAGGAAGAGCTTCCCTCTTTTCTTTAGTTTCCTTTTTAGTTTCTTTAGCTACACCCTTTGTAGCTTCACCAGCTTTTGTAAGATCAGCTTCTTTAGCAAGTTTCTTATCAAAGTTATCCGCAGCTTCTGGACCCGTGCCTTTAGCTACTTCTTCAATACCGTCTTCTTTACCGAAAGCAGAACCTGTTTTAGGGGCTTTTCCAGCTGGTACATATTGTGTAGCATCTGTTAAAAGGATATCAGGCATATTATTGCCCATATCAATTGCAGGCTGGTTGACAGCAGATTCTTGAATCGTGCCATACAAATCACCCAACTCGGATAAACTCTTTATCTTACTCATTGTAATATTATTTAGTATAATGCTGATTAATTCTATAGATATTGTAAATATTTTTATGTCAATAGCTCAGTATTGTGTAGATACCGGTCCATATATTGCACCAGGAACAGCATATCCAGTTGGTACAAACGTACCCGGGGGTTATGAGTGCGCGATCGGACCAATACGTTATTTAGATGTTACAAATAATGCTAGTCAAATCCAACTATTTAATAATTGGTGGGCTGAACAAATAAACCAATACGGAATGAACGTAAATTATTACGTTAATCAATACACTCTTTCCGGTCACGACTTTTTCTATGGTGAACAGCCTTTAGCTGGGTATTTACCACCCATACCAATTGTAATGGCAGTAACTCTTAATAATGACAGTATTATATTAAGTAAATTCGGTATACAAGGTACAGCAGATCTTACAGCTATTGTTGCTATTAAAACATTTACAAGTACTATGTCAAGTTCTGCATTAAGTTCAGTTGCAAGTAGATATACATTTGAACCTAAAGCAGGTGATCTTATAGAGTTATATGAATATGGTACTACCCGTCCAAACGGTAGATCTGGACAGATATATGAAATAACAGAACGTGTAGATCAATCTGGTTCAGGGCAAAACAATCAATTACTCGGTCATTATATATGGATGGTAAGAGGTAAGCGCTTTGATTATACCTACGAACCACAATCTCCTAGAGAAAATCTCAGCCAACAAGTATTCGACAATAAAGTTGCCGGCCCAGTACCTCTTGCTGCTACAATTAATGGTAATAATAATGCTAGAGTTATTGAAAATAGAAACGAAAAGAATTATTTTCAGAACGTTGACAAATACACTAGAAATAATGTTTACGATTATACAGCTAATCATAACGCACCATTATCTGGATATTTAAGTTATAGCGGTTACAGCGGGGTAACCGGTAACCCAGACACAGGAG